CATGGTCAAAGTAAACTAATCAGTGGTCCATTTGCTACAAATAAGCCGACAAAGGTTGATGGTGATTCAATGGAACGTCTCGATTAAAATTATTTTATAAAAAGATTATAAATAAAATATAAAAAAGATTAAAATATATTAATTAATTTGTAATAATTAATATATAAAATAATAACAATTTATTTATTATAAGTAAAATATGGAAACATCTACTATTTTTACAATGGTAACAGACAAGGCTTATTTTTATAAAACTCATGTAACAATTAATGATTTACGAAGAGTTGGTATGTGGACAGGTGAAATCGCATTAATAACGATCGATTTTGATTTAGATGAATTAGATAAAAACTATAAACAACAAAATAATATAATAGAAGTGAAATTTCCTTTAATTGATAAAACATTATTACTTGAAAAAATAGGCCCTTATGGTTTCGAAAACAGTGATAAGAGAGAATTACATAAATTAAATCAATGGGAAAAACTACATGTTTTTGATGAATATTTTTCTAAATGGAATAGAGTTATATATTTAGACGCTGGTTTGCGTGTATTAGATGATGTTAAGTATTTATTAGAACTAGATTATAAAGATAAAATATTAGCACCAAATGATGCTTCTCCTAATTTTAATCCAGACCAAATATTTAAATTTCAATTAGATTGTGGGAAACCAGAATTAATTGATTTAGTTATAAATGACATCGCAAATGGTGATGGAGATAAAATGTTTAATTCGCACCATATGTTGAATTGTATGTGGGTTTATGATACTAGTATTTTAAAAATATGTAACAAGACACACCTGATTGAAGCAATGAACAAATATACATTGTGTAGAACAAATGAAATGGGAATCATGAATTTACTATTTCATTTTAAATACAATTTATGGAACGAATTTCCATTGAAAAATTCTTGCGGAAAATATTTATTTGAATGGTGTGAATCAAATCATCCTTTTCATACTACGTGGAAGGATTATTGTTTTATAAAATATCCGGTAACTATTAGTATTAATCAAAGACCAGAATAATTTATTGGGCAATACCACCAGTATTTGATGGTTTATAATATGAAAGCTCATTTTGAATATATGAGTGTTTTATATTGGGCAAACTAAAGACTCTATAACAAAATACACAATCCTCTTTGGTTTCAAATTCACGTTCTTCTGGAAACTTAACTTCTTCGAAAATTGATCTTTTAACAGTAACTTGACCATGATGGATTTTATCTATATTATCACTATATCCGTTTGTATGAGTAATACACCCAGACCAACCCTGAATAAGTGTATTTGTTCTTATGTTAATTTCTTCAAAATTCTTAAAAAAAGATTCAACAGTTCCTTTTGATGACTCAAAATAATTATGTAAAATAATATCACTATTGTATTCTTGGAAACATTTTAAAAGAAATTCAATTCTTTGAGGATGCATTATATCATCGGCATCAATAAATGTTATATAATCCATATCATTCAATTTTGAAGCGGCAATATTTCTATTTTTTGAAGCATTTTGTTTATCTTCTGTAACAATTACTTCTAACGGAAAACAGTATTCTTTATTATATTTAAAAACACTTGTTGAAGAACTGCTTACAACTACTTTATCTGGAAATATAGTTTGTTTCTCAATTGAGTCTAATAATTCATATAATCTTTGAATATGACCATAATAGCAAGGTATGGCTACACCTATTTTCATTTTATATTTAATAATATTATTTATTCTTTAAATGAATAATATTATTTTTAATATTTTGTTTTTATTACCATTTTGTCTTTTTAACACTGATTTTAGGCCCACCACCACGTTTTTTAATAGAATTTGGGTCATATTGTTCTTCTTCTTCATCATCCCCCATATTTTTAGATAATTCCCAGAATTCTTTTGAACCTAATCTAAAATCATTATGGTTGTCAGCCTTATACCAAAATACCTGGTCTTGTAATTTATTTGATTTTGAATTGTTATTAATAACTAAACACTCGTAGTTTTCTGTACATTGATCCATAACCTGACAAAATGATTCAAATGTTGGAAACATACCTGCATAATTTTCATATATTCTTTTTCTATTTGCAATATAGTTCTCTCTTAATATGAAAACATAATCGATATTTGTTCTAAGAGTAGGCGGAATACCTAAAGGATATTGCATTGTTATTACTAACATTACTTTCCAATGTCTACCGTTCATAAAAAGTAATCTCATCATTTTATCTCTCGTCCATGTAGCATCATATAAACAATCATCTAAAATAACAAAAGCACGTGGGTCAATTGTACTTCGTTTATATGTTTCCATTTCCTTCTTAATTTGTTTTAAAACAGTTCGTTGTCTTTTCAATATATTTTCAATAATTGCCGTATTATATTCATTATGAACAAACAATTTTGGAACCATTTTTGCGTAAAAGCCGTTTCCTTCTTCTGTGCCTGAAATAACTGTTCCTATTGGTATTTCTTGTTGGTAATACAATAAATCTCTAACCAAAAAAGATTTACCTGTATCACGTTTACCTATTAATACAACAACAGGCCCTTTATTTTCATTAGGCTTGAAACTGATGCTTTTCATGTCAAATTTTTTTAATTCAAGTGTCATTTTTATTATTAATAAATAATAGAATTTTATATTTATTAATAATACGCATTTTTATTTTTTTTATTTTTTTTATTTTTTTTATTTTATTATTTGTTTATTTGATTATTTTTAATATAAATATACAAATACACAAATAATAAGTTAAAAAAATGGATTATTTATATATTAAATAACTATTAATGATCGAACTAAATTATCATAAAAGGAAGAATCAAGAACTTTTTAAATCTTTAGAAGAAAAAAAATCATTATGTATCTCTAAAACCCAGAACTTTATTCCTATATATCAAAGATTTTTCAATTTGAATGAAACAAATTATAATGCTATTAATTTGAACCACAACCATTACATAACAGAAGTGAATGACCGATTAGAAGAAAATCTTAATATATTTAATTGTAAGGTTAAAAGTTTAGATAACACTAAAAAATCGAAAGACAAACAAATATTTTTTAAATTAGCTCCTCTTTTAGACCCTTTTAAATACTTAATTGGTAAGTATAATACAAATGATGAAAGTTTATTTAATTTACCTAGTTTAGACTCAAATAATTCAAATATTAATCAAAAAATTATAGACCATAACAATTCAGCATATACTGATGGATTATTTTCATATTTAAGCAGTTTCCTTTGTCATAATAATAATTTTATTAATGGCGTTGATTATTATGGCTCATTTTTAGGTATTAAAAATGATTTTAAAATTAATATTTATGACGATTTAGAATATTTAATTAGTTCCGATTTTTTTAATAAAAATAAAAATGTATTATTTACGGTTGATAATTATGACCATATTTTTAAAGATGAAACTGTTAAACTTAAACCTATTAAAATTGAGTACAATTCAAGTATTAAATCAAATTCATCTATAAAATCTATTAATGAAGACTTATATGAAGATATTTTTAACAATGATGATAATACTAATCATATTGATTTGAATGATCTTAAAAATATGTCTATGGAACTTATTGATATGACAGAAACTAATTTTTTTGATAAAAAAGATGATTCCAAATCTGCCACTATTAAATCGTCCTCCAGTTGTTCTTCAAGAACATCTCATACATCAACACAGAATAGTATTGATGATGAAAATAATGAAAATGATGAAAATGATGATAATAATGATAATAATAATAATGATAATAATAATAATGATAATAATGATAATAATGAAACTAATGAAACTAATGAAACTAATGAAACTAATGATAATAATGAAAATGTTGAGAATGACGATAACGATTCAAACTGGGAAGATATTGATGAATCTGATGAAGAAGAAATAGAGGAAGTTATTGAAGCTACAATTCCCCAGTTCCCAGTTCAAATAATTTGCCTAGAAAATTGTGAAAATACATTTGATGATTTGATTTTAAATAACGAATTAACACAAGAAGAATGGTTTTCGGCGTTTATGCAAGTTATTATGATTTTAATAACATATCAAAAGGCATTTTCTTTCACTCATAATGACCTTCATACTAATAATGTTATGTATATCAGCACAACTAAAAAATTTTTATATTACCGTTATAAAAATAAAAATTATAAGGTTCCCACTTTTGGTAGAATATTTAAAATAATAGATTTTGGCAGAAGTATTTATAAATACAAAGGAAAAATATTTTGCAGTGATAGTTTCAACAGCAATGGTGACGCAGCAACACAATATAATACAGAGCCATATTTTAATGAAAAGAAACCACGATTAGAGCCGAATTTTAGTTTTGATATTTGTAGATTGGCTTGTTCTATATTCGATTATGTTGTAGATGATTTACAAGAAACCAAAAATCTGGATATATGCGACCCTGTTAAGAAATTAGTTGTTGAATGGTGTCTTGATGATAAGGGATTAAATCTTCTATACAAAACAAATGGGGATGATAGATATCCGGACTTTAAATTATATAAAATGATTGCTCGTTGCGTTCATAATCATACGCCTCAAGCTCAGCTAAATAGACCTGAATTTATGGCATATGAATATAAAAGTCAAAATATACCAGGTGAAATTATTGATATTGATAAAATTCCTGTTTACGCGTAATGTATTTTTTACTTGAAAATGTTTGAAATAATATAATTTTAAAATTTATATTATTATTTTGTATATTTTTTGTATTTTTTTGTATTTTTTAAAACCCAGGATTGTCTGTAAATACAGGTGTTATTTTAGAAATTTCGGCACCATTATTTAACATTGGCTGAACTTGTTCTAAAATAAAATTTCCAAAAATTACACTAAAATAGACTACTAAGGTATCCCTTACAAGCAATTTTAATGGTTTCGGCTCGCTATCCACATATCTCATTTCAATGAATTTAACTATAAAAAATACGATAGAAATTATTAAAGCAAACATAAAAATATTATCCATTTAAAATACTAAAGCACAATCTTATTTATATTTTAACGCAATAATTTAGTTTATGGTAAAATTTCAATATCATCAATCAATAAATCTGGAAGTAAATTTATATTTGGCTCGTTAATTTGATGTATATCTAAACTACTTAATTCTATATTCTGGTCAGATATTTTTAATCTTACATTATCATCATCGTCATCGTCTTCTTCATCCATTTTTCGTTGTCTTGCCCTTTCAATGCCAATTTGCTCTAATCTATCAAAATCTTTTGATGCGTTTACTACTTGTTCATTATTAAATTCATCTCTAACAAAATCATTATTGTTAAATGACAATTTGGGTTTTTGAGTGTTGTTACTACCAAAAAGGTTATCTGTGGCATTTGTGTTATTGTTATTTGTGTTATTTGTATTATTGTTATTTGAAGTATTGTTATTATTTGTATTGTTATTATTTGTATTGTTATTATTTGTATTGTTGTTATTTTCAACCTTGATAGGTTCATCAACATACGTTTCTTTAATTTCCTCTGTAACATTTTCTTCAATTGTTTCATCCATATACGCCTTTAAAATCGCATCTACAGGGATACTCTCTCTTAATGTATTTAAAATTCCTTCTTGAACAATTATTTCTAATTCCCTATTATGCTTTTGAATTTGTAAAGGTGATATATTTAATTCAAACAAATAAA